GAAATATTTTTTAAATATACCCATCAAACCCTTTGCAGAATAATTTAGATTTTCTTGCGTTGCTTTAAACCCTGCACTTTCGTGTCCACATTGTGCTAGAAAATGTGCCAATCGTAGGGGAGTATTGATACCAAATTTAGCAGCAGTATCAGGAATCATTGCGATTACTGCGTCAGGAATATGTCCTTTTAGTTTATCCAACTTCAATCCACTTATGGGTGCAGTTGGAGCAGGTGCAGGTGTAGGAGTAGATACTTTTGGTGCTTCTCCCATTATCATTGCCCATGTCTTATCACCAACTACTCCATCAGCAGTTAATCCATTTTTTGATTGAAAAGCTTTTACGGCTTCTTCTGTTTTTGGTCCAAAATTAGTAACTGCGGGTGATATTCCTAATTTCTCCTGCATTTTTTTAACGTTCTCGTTATTGTCTCCTTTTTTTAGTAGCATGTTAGTTTTTTTAGTATTTTTTAACAATTTTATAATCTAATATAGATATGGGTTTTACTATTATTTCATTCCATAATGATGTTTTATTTTCTTTACATTCTTCCCAATTTTTACAAAGGTTATTTTCATTATCTGGATAAGAAAAACGGAATAAGTTAGCTGCTCGGTTTCCTTTATCAGTTGCAAATGATTTTACATCGGATTGAAATGCGGATACCAAATTACCATTTAATTTAACCAAAACATTACTCTCTGGTCTGAAAAATTCTTTTGCTTGAGTTGTGAATGTTGATATAGAGTATTTGTATCCAGACTGTAAGCTATCTACTAAATTTCTCATTCCTTCTACCGATGTCCAATGCATTGTTACTACTTCGATATCAGTACTTCCATATGTATCCTGTGTAAATTGGGCATCTAATAGGATGTATGGTTCAATTGCCCCTCTACTTTGAAAAAACGCAATCTTATCATTATCTATGTTAGTGATTAAATCTTTAAATTCATCTCTAATTCCCCAAATTCTATGGTTTACAAAGTCTTCTATAAAATCTAATACATTCTTTTTTGTCAAATCTGAATATAATTCAGTTTCTACATACAGTTGGTATCCAAAGAACTTATTTATTAAGCCGACTAATTCCGCATTATCATCAATCATCCCACCCCTCACATCAAATCCTTTCTTTTGTAATTTTAGAAAGACAGTTGCAATCGCTTCCCACTCCTTTATGGTGTGAAATGTTGCTTCTGGTTTTTGATATCCTCTAACTGCGTACATATTATGCGTTTAATTCTTCTACGTGCGTATTTCCTGCTAATGATACAACTTTATATCCCTTCTTTTCATAAATATTCATTTTACGAATTAAGTTACGTTGTCTTAGCTTATTATATGAATCAGTTGTTTTAGATAATTCGGTTGGAGGCAATCCCTTATCTTGCGGGAATGTTAAATCATACATTTTTTGAACATCTTCATCCGATGGGTTCATAGGGTCTGATATTCCGTTTGATTTAAGATATTGTATTGTCTTTGGTTCTGCTATTTTTACTAGTTCTTCCGGCTCCTGCCCCTGCCCTACCATTGCTGCAAAGATCCCAGCATTTACTATATGTGGTGGTTGCTTTGTATTTTTTCCAATTTGAGAAAACATTTCAGCTTTTGGATTCATTACATCAAATTCCTTACCATCCCAACTATCATTTTGCATATTTGGAAATGATTTTCCTAATTGCTTATAAATGTATTCTTGCTCACTTCCATCTGGATATACATTATTAGAATCACCACCCTCTCCCATAAATAATATCTTATCATTGGGTGAATATGTATCTTTAACTTGCTTAATAATATCCTTAGCTCCTTTTATATCGTCGTGTACAACACCAAATAAGGTTGAACCATTTTTAGTTTGTATTGTACTCAATTCTTCACCTTCGGAAGAAACTCTTTTAGTTAGACTTTTTTTTTGTGAAGATGTTATCGGAGAAGGTCCTCCTGCCGCGCCGGTATCGGCTTTCTTAGCTTTAATACCCATTGTTTCTGCAAAGGAGTTTGAACGTTTTACTAATGGAATGATTGGTTCATCTATAACCCTAACATTCATTGGAATTTGATTTTTTGGATTTGCTGCATTATGTGCAACGACTGCCGCCCATCTATGGTGACCATCTAAAACATACCCATCATTGGAAACATATATAGGTGCAGTAATCTTTCCGTATGCAGGATGGTTCTTATCAGCTAATACCTTACTCATTCCTGCAACTTTAACCCCTACAAGCTCACTTTGTGTTGCTTTTAAGCGGTCTGGTGGAACTGCAGTTGGTTCTGATACTTTGATACCTTGTTTATTCAACATTTGTTTGAAGAACTCTTCGGTATCAGCTTCTCCACTTTCATCTTTTGGAAGTTTATCAGCGGGTGAACCCGGTTGAGGTGTTCCTTTGAATTGTGGCATATCACCTCTTTCTATTCCTTTGTTACCATCACAATATAAGTTAGTACCTGGAATTGCAACTTGACAAAGATTAAAGTTTGGTGCTTTCTCACCTCTTTCTTTCGCCTGCTTACCCAACTCCGCCAGTTTATCAACAATTGTAGATATTTGCTGTCTTTCAATTGGGGTTACTTGCGAAAGGGGTTTATTGGAAAAATCTGCATTTGGCATCAAATCTTTCAACTTCGGCATTCCACCACCCTTTGGAGTTTCGGCCGATGATTTGAAATCCGAACCACTTAACTTTTGTCCCTGTTTTGGGTTTTGAGGTGCAGTGTTCTGTGGAGTTTGTTTTGGTTGAGGTTCTGATTTTGGCAATTGCCCACCATTAGAATCCTTCGCCTTTTGAATTTCTTTGGGCGATGGTTTATCGTGTTTTGTAGGGTCAGCCTTTTGAACAACATAGACATTGCCTGTCTTTTTGTTTTTAACAACTTCCTCTTCTTTAATCAAATCTCGCAATCGAATCATTATCTACCCTGTCCTCTATATTTTGAAGTTTTCCTCGCGTGTTTGTTTTCTGTTTTTCTTAACCTACCATTCCTTCTTTTACCGAAAGAGGTCTTTACACTCCCAGCAGTTGTTTTACTACCTTTTACCTTTGCCATGGCTGTTTATTCGATTTAAAGTAAACTATTTAGTTATTTGCTTTTTAGCCTTTGGCTTTCCAACCTTTTTAGGGGTTTGTTTTACTTCTTTTACAGGAGCAATTGTTGCAGTTTCTACCAATTGTTTAACTTCCTTTTCTAAACCTAATAAAGTTTTAATGATTTTTAAAAATCCCATTGTTTTTTATTTTTAATGAACTATTTAATTTTACTTATAAATATAAAAAATATTAAAAAAAAATGGGGAATGTATGTTCCCCATTTAATTATTTACTAATCCAATTTTTCAAAAGTTCGGATGATGATTGTATCTTTTTACCTAACCCCCATATTAAATGGATATTATTTTGCTGACAATACACATCTTCTAAGGTATTACTTACCACCCTATCACCCCCATTACCAAATGCTATATTAAAAATATTTCCATACTGAATATGTACTTGCTTTATAAAATTTACAGCAGAACCCATATCATCATCATCCCAATCAGAAAATACTCTATCTACATCCTTAATATTTGAACATATGAAACTCCTTTCCTCTCTACTCATAAATGATTTTCCCTTTTTAGATACCAACCATTCATCAGAATTTATCCCAACCCAAACATTAGTTGCAAATTGTTTAGCATTTTGAATCATTTCTATATGCCCCATATGTATCGGATCAAATCCACCACTTAATAAGATAATATCATACTGTTTAGTCTTCTCCATATAATGAGAATTTTCTTACTACCTTTTCTACTTCGGCTTGTTTTACTATCTCAACAGTTCCCGCCCTTGCTTCAATATAAAAGTTGGTATCTCCATTAACTTGATACCAAGCTTCTAAAGCATCGGTAAGAGATGAGTAAATACTTTTGGTTGAACCATCGGTAAATACCCATCTATCTCCGGGTGGAACTCTTTTAAGAACTAGTATTTTTTCTTCTTTGAGTTCTTTTTCCATATTAGAACACCTCTAATATTTTTGTTTCAGATACCTTTACTACTTCATATTCCAAATTCACACCTTCTGCTACAAATTTCTTAACTAACTTAGCTTCTGCTTCTGTAACTGATAATGCGTCTACTAAATAGTTTTCTTTGTTCTTTTTTACTTTGCCTTTTGCATCTTCTACTTCTACCGATACTAATACTGAATAATACTTTGCCATAACTTTTTTTTATTGTTTATTTAATTGTTTATTTAATTTTATATTCCGAAACCACCTTGTGGTAATTGAGGTTTTGCATCCTCTTTCTTTGTTGCTACCACACATTCCGTTGTTAGTAATAAAGATGCGATTGATGCGGCGTTTTCTAATGCCAATCTCGTAACTTTAGTAGGATCTATAATACCGGCTGATACTAAGTCTTCAAATCGTTCATCTCTTGCATTATATCCATAATCACCTACACCACTCTTAACTTCGTTTATTACAACTTCAGCCGAACCTCCACCATTTTGAACAATAATTCTTAATGGTGCTTCAATTGCCTTTGATACAATTAGGATACCAGTATGGTAATCATCTATTTTTGAATAATCAATATTTGCTAATGCAGGTTGTACTCTAATAAACGCAGTTCCACCACCTGCTACAATACCTTCCGCTACTGCTGCTCTCGTTGCGTGTAATGCATCATCCACTCTATCCTTCTTCTCTTTCATTTCTACTTCCGTAGTTGCCCCTATATAAAGGATTGCTACTCCACCTGATAATTTGGATAATCTTTCCTGTAATTTTTCAGTATCATAATCTGATGTTGATTTTTCAATTTGAGTTTTAATAGTTGAAATTCTATTTTGAATATCATCAACTGCACCACCACCATTGATAATAGTTGTAGTTTCTTTATCGATACTTATCTTTTCAGCTGAACCTAACAAATCTATTTTAACATCTTCAAGTTTGTATCCTTTTTCTTCCGATAAAACAGTTCCACCGGTTAATACGGCGATATCTTCCAACATTTCTTTTCTTCTATCCCCATATGCAGGTGCTTTAACCGCTGCAACTTTTAGAATACCTCTCAATTTATTAACAACTAAACCCGCCAATGCCTCACCATCGATGTCTTCTGCTATAATAAGTAATGGTTTGTTTAACTGTGCAGTTTGTTCTAATATTGGTAATATTTCTTTAATAGAAGAAATTTTCCTATCATATAATAAGATATATGGGGATTCCAAATCAGCATTTAAGTTTTCCTGATTAGTTACAAAGTATGGTGAAAGATATCCTCTATCAAATTGCATACCTTCTACTGTCTTCACTTGCGTTTCCGTACCCTTTGCCTCTTCTACTGTAATAATACCGTCTTTACCAACTTTTTCCATTGCAGATGCTATCATTGAACCAATCTCACTATCACCATTAGCCGATATTGTTGCAACCTGCTCAATTTCTTTTGATGTTGAAATCTTTTTAGAAATATTTGCTAATTCCTTTACAACCAATTTTACGGCGGCATCAATACCTCTTTTTAAATCCATTGGATTTGCACCAGCAGCAACGTTCTTAATTCCTAATGAGAAAATCTCCTGCGCGAGTACGGTTGCCGTTGTTGTCCCATCACCTGCCTGGTCTGCCGTTTTTGATGCTACCTCTTTTACTAATTGTGCACCAATGTTTTCAATTGGGTCTTCTAATTCAATTTCCTTTGCAACTGATACACCATCTTTGGTAATATGTGGAACTCCAAACGATTTCTGTAAAATTACATTTCTACCTTTTGGGCCTAATGTAACCTTTACTGCGTTTGCTAATTTGTCTACACCTACTTTTAGTGAGTTTCTCGCCTCTAAATCAAATTTAATAACTTTTTCCATAATCTATTTTTTGTTTTATTTGTATTCGTTTTAACAAATATACGAAAAGTTTTTCATTTTTACAAATTTATCTTCCTCTCCGTTGTTTGAGTTCCATTCGTTTTAAATATTCATTATCCCATTTATGTTCAACAGAAATTGGTCCATTTGCAAACTTATCTAAATCATATTTCCAAATAGATACACATTCATTGCTTGTAAATATATGTTCATATTTTCTATTTTTTTCAGATTTATTAATAATTTCTTTTTTTGCCATTATTGTTAATTTTTCAAATCAAAAAATTGATTTATTTTTTCTTTCACTTCCGGTTTCACTTCTACACGGTTTCCTTTTATTGGTTTGCTAACCGGTCTGTTTTTTTCATATTCAATTCTTGTTTTCGAAATTTCAAAGTATTCTTTTTCTCTTTCAATACCAATAAAATCAAAACCACCTCTAATTGCTGCTTTACCAGTACTTCCACTTCCCATAAACGGGTCTAATATTGTTCCATCGTTTTTAGTAACCAAACGAATAAGGTATAGCATCAAATCCGTTGGTTTGACAGTCGGGTGTATGTTACCTTCACTTCTATCACTCTTTGATGTTTTTGGGCAATAGAAGAAACGGGATGCTCCACCCGCATCATTATGTCTTACTGTTACTTTGTTACACAATCCTTTAAAAAAAATGTTATCTTCAGCAGTATAGCCAGTTTTGGTAGAAGTCGATTCACTAAAACCACTTTGTTCATCTAATATCTTACCTGCTTCTTCATCAAAGATTACATTTGCTGGAAATCTGCCTATTGTATCTGCTATGTTAGCGTTACTACTATCATAACCATCATCTAATCCTGTCAATGAGGGTCTACCATTTGCTTTTGATTTATAATCACCATTAAGTTCAATCCTGCAACCATCTATGTTTATCCCACCAGTTCCCCATTCTAAAACATTATCTACTACTGTTTTTTCACTCAAAGGTTTCCTTGCCATAACAATTGGTTCATGCGCAGGTTTAAGAGCAGTTCCCCATCCTTCCCATTCAGTATTGCCTTTTGATTCATAAACGTCTTTTGGTTTCCAATTATCATCATTTATGACTCCCAATTGCGTACCACCTTTGAACTTTAATTTACCAACTTCTCTTTCATTACCTTGTATCTTATCTACTGCCTTTCCAATATTCAAAGATTTAGGAAAACCTGAACCATATATCCACATAATCTGGTCTCTAATCTCAAATCCTGCATCTTCTATTCTTACTGCCATTCTGTGATATGTTCTACTACCTGCAAAGGATAATAAGTGTCCTCCTGGTTTTAGAACACGAAGGCATTCTTTCCAAATTTCTACGGATGGGACATCATAATCCCACTTCTTGCCCATAAATGATAATCCATACGGCGGGTCAGTAACAATACTATCCACCGAATTATCATCTAATTCTTTAAGTTTATCTAAACAATCTCCTAATAACAATTTCATACAAAAAACTTATATTTATCTAATCTATTTTTAATCAACTCAAAATACTCAACATCCTTTTCAATAAGGATACATTCTCTATTCGTATTTATACAAACCTCACCAAGTGTTCCACTACCTGCAAAATTATCCAATATCACATCTCCCTCGTTAGATAACATCAAAACTAATCTTTCAATCAGTTTGTAGGGTTTTTGTGTTGGATGATTTAGTTTTTCTTTACTATTATGTGGTAAAGCTGATATATCATCCCAAACATCACTTAAAGTTATACCCTCTTTTAATATACCCTCTGTGTATTCTTTTCGAGTTGTATTTGGTTTTATCTTTATAGTATTAAATGTACCTTTGTCACCATTTGTATAATAACATATAGGTTCATATCCACTTGATAATGCGTTTCCTCTTGATGAATTGAATGCCCGTTTTCTACTCCAAATTATAATTCGTTTTTCGGTAAAATACTTATCCAAAATAGTAGAAATGTGTCTGTTGTATTGTCTACCTGTAAAGATTACAACATTACCACCTTCTTTAACAATTCGTTTATATTCAATGATAATCGTTTCAGCCCAATCTAAATACTCATCTAAATTATTCCATTGGTTATCCCAATCTTCTTTAACAACACCATAGAAGGGCCAATCACTTATAATATGGTCAATACTATTATCATCTAATTCTTTAAGTTTATCTAAACAATCTCCTAATAACAATTTCATATTTTCTATTTTTTTCAGATTTATTAATAATTTCTTTTTTTGCCATTATTGAAAATGTTTTGGAAACTTTGAAATGATATAATTAGTAAAAAGAGTATGCATTCTTTTAGAAAAATGTAGATCGTGTAGAGTCCCATCTTTACCATCTGTTTCAAGATACACAGCATGTGAGGTTTCCCAAACTCCAATTTGTTTTACTATTTCCGATTTAGTTACAACCAAATCTGAATCCACTTCATCTAACCAACTCCATACGAATATTTCAAATGGAAGATATTTCTTTAATGATTCTAATATTTTTAAATAATTTTTTATAGATGCGTTTGAGTTGTTAGTTACTACCCAAATATCGTTTGACCTACCGTTTTGTAATGATTCAATTGCGCCTTCCATCCCTGTCAATGGCTCTTCCAATGCGCATTCTGTTCTGTCTTTTCTGTAAGAGTTTGTTCCTACAAAATAATCCAATCTATCATCTATATCATCATATTGGTTATCGGTATCTTCTACATCCATTACTGGGGTTTTTAGGGGAAGCCTCGTTCTATTTAAAGCGGGTAAGACTAATATGACAAAATCATCATTTGAAATATTCTTTAAATTTTTTAAAAAAATATCTAATATTGTTTGAAAATCCCTACTACCCTTTGATGAAACATAATACTTTTCACCATTAAAATTATGACACAATTGTTGAGTCCACGACTGCCACGAATCATTTCCTAAATTAGAATCACCAACTCCGGCAAAACTATCCCCTATTATCCATAGTTTTTTCATATTATTAAATATTACAAATCCACTGTCTCATCGTTCAACCAATCGTTTAATTTGATAGCCAACCACATAATACCACCTGTAATTCCAACTGATAGTATCAACCCAGCTACCAAATATAGTATTTTTGTTATCATACAGAGAATGATTCACCACACCCACACGTCCGACTTGCATTCGGGTTTATAAATTGAAATCCCTTACCATTTAGTCCATCTGAAAACTCTAGTTCCGTTCCAAACAGATATAATAATGATTTCATATCTACTAAAATTTTTACTCCTTTATCCTCTGCCAAAGTATCCGTTGGTAGTTGTTCGGTATCAAATGCTAAATCATATGATAACCCACTGCATCCTCCACCTTTAACGGATACTCTGACGTAAGGGGTTTTAAATCCACTTTCTTCTATAAGTGAAGTTAATTTATCAGCTGCCGATTTGGTTACGGTTATCATATGTATAATTGTTAATTAATTTAACTGATTCTTTAGCTTATAATCCGATATTGCCGATTTAATAGCATCCTCCGCGAGTACTGAACAATGTATCTTAACCGGCGGTAAACTCAATTCTTCTACTAAATCCATATTATCAATAGTTAGTGCTTCCTCCAAACTTCTTCCTTTTAACATTTCAGTTGCCAAAGATGATGCCGCAATTGCCGAACCACATCCAAAGGTTTTGAATTTAGCATCAACTATAATATTATCCTCAACCTCTATTTGTAATCTCATAACATCACCACATTCAGGTGCTCCCACTAATCCCGTACCTACGTTAGATTTACTTTTATCCAAAGTTCCTACGTTGCGAGGATTGGTATAATGTTCTATTACTTTTTCTCCGTATGCCATATTATTTTAATTAATTATAAATATACTAAAAATTATCCAATTTGCCAAGTCCTCATACCAAACTTGTTCCAGGTAGATGGTTGATGGTATCCTATTTTTAATTTATCTAATGCCGCTATTACATCGTACTTTGTATTATTTGGACAGTAGAAATACATAAATCCGCCGCCACCGGCGCCACTTATCTTACCACCAGCTGCCCCTGCTTTCATAGCAGTTTGGTATAATAACTCTATTTCTGGAGTACTAATTCCGTTGGCTAACATTTTCTTTTGTTGAAATCCATAATCCAATATCTCACCCAAATCATCTATATTACCTCTAATCAGACAATCTTTAATCATTTTAGCTTGTTCTACTAATGCGTGTAACGATAATAAAGATGTTTTATTTTTATCTTTCATCTTTTGAACCTGTTCTGTCAAAACATCCGAACTATTTCTGGTAAAGTTTGTGAAGTATAAAACTATATTATTTTCCAATTCATCCTGAATACTATCTTTTATTCTCAATGGATTTACAATTACATCATCCCCATTAAACTCCATATAATTCCAACCACCAAATGCAGCGGCGTATTGATCCTGTTTCCCACCAGTCTCACCCAATTCAACTCTTTCAATCTGTATTGCCATTTCGGCTATATCATATTCTCCCAAAGGTAAATTAAATAATTCTATATAAACTCCAATAAGAGAAACTATAAGAGTAGATGAAGTTCCCAATCCACTTCCGGTTGGTACATCCTGATTGGTTACAATATCGTACCCAATTGATTCTATTTTAAACCTTTTGCAAATATGATTATGCGTTGCTTTAAACAACTTTAATCCATATGAACAATCTAATTCACTACCAAACGCATGCTCTTCATATTCGTTCTTATTTACCCATTTAAAGGTAACTATATTATCATCTCTCAATTGTAGAGAAGTGTGTGTGAACAAACGGATGGTAGTATTTATTACTGCACCGGTATGATATTTACAATAGTCTGGCATATCCGTACCACCCCCACCCAAACTAATTCTGAACGGAACTTTACTTCTGTATATTTTCTTCATCGGGTATTCCATTTTCTGCGTACCATTTTTTTGACTTTCTTTCACCAACTAATAAGAAAAAACAGTTATAACAAAGTGGTCTAATGTTATCTAATACTCTATTATTTAAATTACTATCTATAAAATCAATTAATAATGGCATTTTTCCATCCGTAATACGTTCTTCACTAAATCCACAACTACCACAAACACGTGGAACGTATCCACTATTAAATAGTTTGTTTTTAAATTTGTGCAATGGGTATCGTAAATGCTTCCCAGCTATCAAATCCTCTATATGATATTTTGTATTTCTAATATTTTCCTTTCTCTCAATACCAATACCGTATGGGTTTTTAAGGTCTTCAAAAATATTATACAGTGTTGCATACTTTTTATAAGTGTTATATGCAATTCCTAATGTTCTAGCTGCTTCTGCCGCTGAACGGGATTTAGCCTGTGCGGCTTTGATTTGGGATTCTAATATTGGTCTGGCACCGAACCCCCGTTTTGTTAGCTTTTCTTTGATGTTTGGGAAAAATTCTTCGTTTTCATCATTTATTTCCATACTATTATACTTTAATTATATATGTATAAGTATATCAATTTTCTTTTTTCAGTCCATATTTAATCCAATTATACCAAACCCTTTCGTGTATATAATACTGAATTGGTTTGTAAACTAATTCTGCTACTCCAAATACCGCTCCTACTTCAATAGAACCACTTATCCACCACATTATACCAAATCCGGTTAGAGTGGATATAATACGGTATGATACGGTCTTAGCAATATGCCTCTTACGTTCTACTATCATTAACCTTTGGTTTCATCATATGTTATAGTTCCATCAGGTTTCATATGACCTGTACGTATTGCAGTTCCACTAATTGATGCTACATCGGTTGGTGGTTCGTGATATATTACATCATAACCTACACCTCTACCATAATTAACCGATTCAATATCAGGAATAATAGATAACAAAATTTTATCCATATTATTCATAAAGAACGTTTCGTTTGATAATTCTTTTAGAATTTGTTGTGCAGTTTTAGGATTGTTCTCATCCGTTGCAACATCTCTAATTGCAACCCAAACATTATTTCCCTTTTCCAATTGTTGATTGATCAACCATTCGTGACCTTTGTGCCAATTTTGCCATCTTCCAATATATAATGCGTATTTTTTCATAATATTAATTTTAATAATTTTTTAAAAGTATTATCAATATTATCCGTTGTATCTAAATCAACAAAAAATTCAGTAGGTCGTTCGTAATCTAATGCAAAGAAATTCTCTCTACCTCTAATTTTTTTTGTATGACAGTATATTTCAGTTGCGTTACAATCCGTTTTTAATGCATCTCTCAATTCTTTATAAGGAGAAACTAAACTTATTACAACATCATTACCATTATGATTTAGAAATTTTGCCATATTAAATGCCAGTTGGATATTTTTTAATCTACCTTCTTTGGAATAATCTGTGTTTGGGAATAATTCTCTTAACTGATCCCCATCTATATGGAATACTGATTTTCTCCAATTTTGTTTATCAGTTTGAAGAAAGAATTGTAACTTTTTTGCCAAAGTAGTTTTACCACTACCTGGTTGACCTGTAAAAAGGTAAATTGCCATAACTTATTTCTTTGGTATTAACGATTTTAATTTCGTTATATTCGTTGATTCTGGTATTTTTGGAACTTCGTGTTGAACGTGTCTTACTTGCAATGTTATGTTTGGATACTTTTTTTCTAAAGCCTTTACTGCTGATATATTTTTATGAGAATCATCTATAAAATAGATATCAGTTACTCCACTCATTATTTTACTTTCTATCCAATCCGCTTTCTTTTGTGGATCCGCATCTCCTAATGCAACTACGTATATATCACTTAACCCAATATCTTGTAAATAATCTTTTACGGGCTTATATGCGGCGCGTGCGGTTAGTATTACAATATCAGAACCACCTGCTTTTACTATATTTTTTAATAATTTAGTTACTCCTTTTATTTCTTGAGGTTGTTTTACTTTTTGAAAATCTGTAAAATCAAATTCATCACCATCTTTTTGAGAATATACTGCGTATTCTCCAGGCGTTAATTTTGACTTTTTACCATTTTTATGAGTAACATATATGTGAGAATTGGTTATAACCAACGTATCATCAAAATCAAATACACGTAATTTCTTTTCACCAGCTTCGTGCAGTGGTTTGAATGCAAACGCATTTAGACCGGAATATACTTTTCCGAATTCTATTTTCATACCATTCCACATTCCTGATGTAAAGTTATTAACCATTTAGTATTTGTTTCTTTGCAGGTTTTGCTTTTTTATTTAAATCATCATTCTCTTTTGTAAGAAAATCAACTTTAACACTCAATGCTGCTACTTGTTTAGTCAAATCTAAAATCATAAATCTCATTTCATCCTTTTCTTTTCCGGCCTGAACAAGCAATGCTTCTAATTTTGCAATTCTATCTTTACAATCATGTCTGATAAATTCTGAATCTCTTTCTTTTACCATTGCTCTTTTTTCGTAAAAACGAAATGCGGTTGTTCCACCTAATACTGTAATAGCGGTCATTAATACCGTGTAAATGTTTTCCATAAGTTATAATATTATTAATCCATCATACCACCGGCAGTATCTCCGATTACAAAATCGGGTTTATCTGCAAACTTTTTGTTTACTAATGCAAAATACTTACCTCCCACTTTAATCATATAAATTGGAAGAGGTTCTGTTGAAAATGAATATTTAATACCCACATTCTTCAACTCCGCTCCAATTCTCATAAATGAACCCGCTCTTTGTACTGCAAATTTAATCTTATCTATCTCATTATCAGATACGGCTATTTCGTTTACTGATTCATTAATACCATCCAATTTGTGAAAACCGGTGTTAGCCTGATTAATGTAGTTTTGTGCTTGCGATATGTGATCTTGTATCCAACCTGCTAAATTTGTTTCATCAGTACCAACTTTGCTTTTAAGTTCGGTTGCATTTTTTATAATATCATCCAATTGGTTTGTCGCCATACCAACTTCGTGATCAACACCATCTTCTTCGTTTAACTTATGCTTCAATAATTCTTTTATATCATTAAACACCTGCTCACCACCATCTTCTCCTAAACGGTACGCGCCACCTAGTTTCTCATAAACTTTAATTTTGTCACCCATTGGTATATTTCTTTCCGATACCGCTTGCCAAGCTTTTGGATTAGTTAATTCGAATTTCATATTTTTTATTTATTATTTATTATACTGATATAAATATATATCATTTATCTATTATACAAATTTAACTCCTTTTTTACTAGAAAAAGATAGTATTGCGTATCTGCCAATTCCGCCAGTAACTTCTGTTACCGCATGAGGAACATTAAATTTTTCCAAATCTATAATTGCAACGTTTCCAATTATAGGTAAAATTGTTTCAGTGTTATTCAATACCAAACACCCACCATCGTTTTGGTCATAATTTTCATTTAAATATATTAAGCATGCACATATTCTTCCCGTACCATTACCATCCGAATGAGTATCCAATCTACAACCCTTATCATAATAGGTAGAATCCAGCATATGTGTTAATTCATCACCCTTATGATTATCATACATAGTATACACAATTTCGTTATACATATCATTTATAAATTCTGCATGATCCTGATATGTTTCAAATGTAGAATTATTTGTGTCATACAGTTTATCTGTTGAAGTGCGATACCAAATCTGCGATAAAGAATCTATTTCAGCGGTATTGTATTTTTGTAACAAACCATCTACCACTTCTTTTGCATCTTGATACGATTTGTAATCATTCTGTACCTGCTTCATAATACCACCCATTCTATAATCTGCTCGTGCGGAATTGAATTTTTCCTTAAAGTTTTTTTCAGAGTTACACATGTGTGAGTTCTTTAATTTATCATATAGATTCTTATTTAAATCTTGCAGATTAAATTGACAGTATCCTTTTAATTTTAATTGCGATTTGGCTTCTTCTATATTCATTTTATATTATTTATTTCTGTTGAAAATGATAAATTAGCTTGAGTTCTGAATTCTTCCTTCCTATCAATTCTTTTTATTAAGTTATCATAGTGACTTCTATCTCTATATATATAATTTTCACAAACAATATAGTTTTTTAATTTAAATTGATATAGTTGCTCACCATTTTGATTTAACTTTTCAGAAGCCCACATAATAAATGTATCATCCGGCCCATAGTGTCCCATAGATTCTGGCAAAGGAACTCTATCCAATAATGATTTTGAAAAACAATTAAACCAACCTCCACCAAATTTCATTTTAGGTTGTCCTGATACATTATTTAAGATTGTTTCCAATTCAACATCCCCAACTTCACCACTATCTATAAATGGATTATTAATTCTACAATACCCAACTTCTTTATTTAAGAAATTTTCATTTACTAAACAATCCCAAGTTGTATCCCATATCTTAACACATTCGGGACTAATAATATATTTTTGTAAATTATCGGTTTCAGCTATTCTATCAATACTCGCTTCAATATAATATAAAACTCTATCATCAAAACATATATCGGTATCCAACCAAATAAAATGAGTTGCATCTGTACATTCTTTATGAGCAATTCTTCTCAATGAAGTACAT